GGCGGTACCGGACAAAGCGCTACCACCTGGGACAACACTTATGGCATGAAGATAGCGATGGCCATGACCTACGAAGATTATTGGGCGCGCCGCGGTGTGAGGAAGACCATGGATGATTTCTTCGATAAAGCTGTGAATTTGTTTGGTAACACTAGCGATGATACAATTTGGGGAACACAGGAAAACATTGATTTACCTGAATTCGCAGACATTGCACAAGAATACGGCCTGATCTTGACCATGTCACAAACGGATGACCTGTCAAAAGCGGAATACCTTGGGAAACGGTCTGTTCCGATAACAAAGGAGGCAATCCAGGCTATTGCGAATGCAAATTTCAAGTTTGGGATGTGCATAGAGACACCTGAGAGAATAGTGGTCCAAGACCCCGAGAGGATCTACACACGTAGGACAGCCATGCGGTTTTACCAGCAAAGTCCGTATCAGGCACGATACCTTAAAGGACTGCTTGAAAGAACGATTGGCCATTCAACGCTAGCTGCTTTCGTTCCAGATTTGTATGTTCGTTTACAAGCCGAGTACATCGATGATGCCATAAGACTAATCCACGATCAGAAAGATAAAGATGGAACGTACACCCGGCCGCAATCCACAGAGGATCGAGAAGCTATCCTAAAATGGTTCACTTTGAAGCCAGCGGCGGTCGGGTATGAGATATCAATCAATCTCAATAGGAAAAATACGTCAATGAAAGAATCCGTCCGCGAGAAACTGAGATGGTTACAAACACGACCATTCCCGTCTTATTCACTTGTGATCAAGAATCACATGAAGATCCTGCCGGAAAAAGAGAGCCTCAAAAGACATGAACAGTTCTTACGGAAATTAGCGAAGGCTAATTCACCCATAGAAGGGGTGAACGCCATCTTAGATTACGCAAGGAACCTTGTCAGCCAAATACCAGATCGTGTATACAGAATGCAGCCAGCTCTAGAGATGATTTATCCGGATCCAATCTTTGACACTATCAATCAAAGGCACGAGGCTATGATCTATGTAGCTCACCAGCCAGAAAGTCTAACTGAATTCGAACATGCTCTCAACCAAGGGCCCTACGGAACGTGTGTTAACGCGCTAAAGTTTTGGCAGAAAGTGGAAAGGATGCCAGAATTCAGGGATGAGATCATGCAAGTCCCTTTGTATGTGTATAAGAACAATCAAATCATCAGCAGTGCGATATACGCTCTTCTGTATCTATTTGAATACTGGGTGTCATCTGTTCCAATCTTAGGAACGATCTATTCCGTTATCTTATTTGCTCTCGTGGACATGAATAAGGTGTACGCCGTAATGAACAGTATATATTGGCATATTCATTTACGTTCATCAAATGCAATCTCTGCAATGCGGCCAAGAGATCCATATATCCACAGCAAACGGTTCGCACTTTGGATGGGCGACATAATGCCTCTGTGGTTAGGTGAAGTGTTCAGAGTGGATATATTACTTGACAGC